GTTGTCGCCTCCCGAACATAATATAATGTGACAGAGTTAGTCTTGCTGGGCGAGTTTAGCAAAATAACTCAAGGCGTCATCATCATTTTCAGTGGTATCAACTTCGGGTGCGGTTGATACTGATTCAGTAACAGGAGCAGGTGCGTCAACAACTACTTCTGCGGTTTCATTCAATTCAGCTGTTTGATCTACTGATAGTCCTACAGTAGCAGCTTCGTCTCCAAGAACTTCAAATAACTTACGCTGTAAATCAGCATAACTCTTAAAGTTTTTAGGATCAATGAATTCTTGTAGTGAACTCAATTCATCATATACTTTTTCTAACGCAGCATCATCACCATTTAAAAATGGTGCAGGTGCAGAAAATTCAGATTTATCGTAGTTACGATAACCTTCTACATTACGAATTTTTAACTTGAACTCAGCACCACCCCAAAAGTCAAATGGATTGACTGGAGTTTCATCTTCGAACTGAGGTTGCATTACATCCATAATCTTATCAAATATTTTCTTACCATATTTGTATAAGAATACTTTGCCTTCATTATCGGGATTAGCCGAGTCAGTAACGACATAGATGTTTGACACATGGTGAAGACGACGCTTACGAGCTCTTGCTGTTTCTTTGTCTTCGTCTCGACCTGTGTTCCAAAGATAAGAATTCATTTCACTTACGGGGTCTTTTTGACCAATAGAAGTTAGTGAACTCTCAATGTACCATCGACCTGTTGGCCCCTTGAAGCCATGATCCCAATAACGAACCCATGGTAGGTCTTCTCCATTTCCTGCAGGTAAGAAACGAATAACGGCATATCCGTTACCAGCTTTATCTACGGTGGGAGTCCAAAATCCATCCTTGCCATAAGATTTGTCAGAGGTGGATTCAGCAGCCTGTCGGAGTTTATCCATCGCGGCTTCACGATTTGCTTTTAGTGCTTCGAATGACATATCATTCTCCTTATTTAATATTGCAGTGAGTTTTGTATTTTTTTATTATTATGCTTATATATTATCACAAGATACGATTGGTGTCAATACTTTTATAGCATTTTTTGCCATCTTACCAAGTGAAACTGTATTATTATATTCTATTATCTTTCGGTATTTATATACTTTATCACGAGACTGCATATAGACACCAAGTGGATCACTAATCTTTTTTAGTGGATATCTTTTCTTTAAAATCATTTCAAATATTACTAGTGTTTCTATAGCAACTATTCCACTCATTAACATATCATATAAAAGTGTACCATCAAAAATATCATTAAAGGATAATTTTTGATTTATTGCTTCTTCTAAAATCTTTTTACAATCACTATTAAAATTATAGCTTATAGAATCCATCTTAGCTCTCCAATCAAAATAGTTCTGATTAGTCATTTCAGATGGCCAAGTATCTTCTTCTATAAAGTTAGAAGTATAAAAATTTATTAAGTCTTCTTTCTTACGATACATACTTGCAAACTTTTCATAGAAGTATCTTTCTTTCTTCATTTCAAAGGATGCTGGTGATACTCTAGATTTAAAATTATACTTTGTTGCATCGTAGTCTGTACTAAAGTGTAATCTTAATGAGTTATATAATTGATATGCCTCAAATCCGTTCATTAATAACCAAATTGTCTTAAAAATTCTTCTCTTTCATGCCATTGAGTTTTATCCATTGGGTCTAAATTAATTGTAGTTTCATTTGGATTTTTATACTTATCACTTTCTAACCATAATTCTAGAAGTCTTTTATCTATGTCTTCGTATGTTTTATGGGACTTATTTTTTACATCGTATTCGTATGTTTGACAGCCTGTAGCTGCAAGAATTAAACATAGCCAATATATTATACCTAGTGTAATAAAAAACTTTGACACCCATTTAAATGTGTTATCTTTCATTTCTTTTTCCTCTTTTTGCGGTTCATTTCTTCTTTACGGCGTTCGCTTGGTTTCTTGTAATATCGGCGATCTCGATAATCTTTTAATATATTTTCTTTATCAAGTTTACGTTTTAATCTTCGTAAAGCTTTTTCTGCCGACTCACCTTTTTTTAATTTTATTTCAACTGTAGTTTGTCTCACTCTTTTCTCTTTTTCTTAAATATATCATGTAACCAAGGGAATAAAGGTTCTCCATGATCTTGTTTAATTTCCATCCCATTATAAACTTTAGTTGGGTCATTAGAAAAGTTTCTTTCGTTCCAAGCACCCGATTCTACATTGATAGTTTTGTTATGATGTTTTACAGCATCATGTTCACTTAAATCAACTTCGATTCGTTCACCTTTCATTCCTTTAAATACTGTTTTCTTTTTATCTTTCATAACCATCCCAAGGTTCTTGTAATTCCAAATAGATTTACTAAAACAAAATAAGATTGTAAAGTTAAAGGCCAAGTTAACTTACGTCTCTTAAAAGCTATAACACCAGCAACTGAACTAACAAAGAAGCAACTAAACACAATTAACATATTTGCACTATTAGTCATTATAGAAAGATATAAAGAACTTAAGATTGCTAATATACAACTTATAGCTTCAAATGTTATTGTTACTTTATTGTTCATTTAAAATAATCTTGCCGTTGTGCTTTTAATAATGTTACGATTAATTGCTTCTGCTTGTAACTTTTCTTTTAAAGGGCCTTTCTTTACAAGCTTAGCAACATCTTCTGGCTCTAATTCCAGTTCTTTACAAATCTCAACGATTGCTTCAGTGTAGGTCATAGAATCATGTTCTACTAAAAAGTTTGCTTTTTCACTTAACGTCTTTGGCGTTAATACCGGCTCTACTATCTGTACAGGGCTACTACTTTTTGCCATTGTTTTTCTCCAAGAAAGTTTTACGAGCTTTTGCACCCTTCTTGAATCTTCTTACCGTACTTGGATGTGCATACTGATAAGTTGCAATTTCGTTTTCCAGAGTAGAAATCTCTTCAACTGTTTTTGCTTCTTTAACACGTTCTACGATACCTTTTACTTCTTCTATTACTTTTTCTTCTGCCACTCTATTCTCCTTATATTTTTAGAACTTCAATGTTTGCATTTTCATATCTGTTATGACCTTCTTTTATAGTACTAACAGATTTTAATTTTAAATCTTCTTCTTTTGTAACAACAGTATAAGAACCGTAAGTATACATATAATCTTTTAGTTGATCTAAAGTCCAACCATCGTTTAACAAAGCTTTCTTTACAATCGAAAGAGGATACTGATGTTCATTGATGTATGCAGACTTACCATTTACTCTAGCATAACAAGCTTGTTTATGTGTCATACCTTCTTCTCTAAAATCATTATAAACCTTATATGCTTCTTTACTCCATCTTTTACAACCATACCTAGAGGTCGGTGAACTTTGACCAATGTCTTTATCTTCAGATGTAATAATGTTTGATGCAATTCTCAATGTCTTATCAATCACACATTCTTTTGTTCGATATGGCGTATACTTAACATTAGCCATATCGTGTGTTAGTTCTAATAATTCATCTGTAGTCTTTTTCCAATCAGCCATTAAGCTTCTCCACCATAAAAAACATTACGATGATTCCTAAAAGACAAGTGTTGAGCCATGCTAAAAATAACAATGTACTCATTCTCATATTATCAACTTGACCTATATGTGGTGTTCCCATAACTATCTCCTATTTCACATACACTATTGTGCAGTTTTCATTGACTCGACCATTCACTGTAGTTCTTTTAGTCTTAGGACTAATTACCTTTTCAATTGCTTTTGGGTCTTTACCAACCACGCTATCAATTAAATTCTGACGAACTGTTACTTGATAACTCTTAGTTTCATCAAAGTCTTTTATACTTGTACCTTTCACAGAAAGGCCAGACCTACCAACTGCGTGATAGACTTGTAGTTTACGATTCTTTGTATTAAATATAATTGTAACAACTGAGCCAGGAATCTTCATTGCTGATACTTTAGAATTTTCTTTATCATAGTTTAACTTAGAAACTTGTTGAAGAGGTGGTTTAACTTTCTTAACTCTTACTACAGCTTTAGTATGTGCTTTCTTATACTTCTCAACATCATCTTTCATCTTCTCAAAGCTCTTGAGCCACTTGTTAAGTTCTCGTTTAGTAAGAAAAGAATATCCTTCAACAGCTTCTTCATCTTCACCCGATTGTGCAGATTTAAATTCATCAATATATGCATCTAACCAAGTGATAACAAACTGACAACCTTTTGCTGGAATATTTGAACTACCTAGTAATGATGAAACATTTATTGGTTCTATTGTTTTTGTATCAATCCAATCATCTAGTGCCCAATCAATTACAGCAATGACGTTCTCATATACTTTGTTTTCAAGTCGTTTCATTGGTGGAATTGGTTTTTCTTTTGGCTTCTCTTCAATCTTTGATTCAAATTTTTTGTGTGCTTTGTTAACACGAGAAGCTTCTAAAGCTTTATTAATTTTTCTTTTCACATAATCATAATGATCTTTTTCGCCATGAACTTTTGGCATGCCCATCGAAAGCATTCTACAAAGTTTTCCAGCAGTTGATAATGTAATCTCTTTTGGTAGATTACGAATAAGTTTAATATCTTCTTTTCCATAATCGTTGTTAACCATCCACTCCATAGCAAAGTTTAACATATCGCCACGGTCTAGATAATACTCATAGAATCTTAATGCATCTAACATTCGATTTTGTAATTCAATTGCATCCAATTTATTTGCATCATCCCATAGTGGTTCGGGGCCTGTATGCTTTTCATCGTGAGCAATGACCATTCCATTCTTTTTAAACTTACCTTTATTTGCCATAATCTAATACCTCTTTCTTATTTGTAAAATATGTGTCGACCAATCTTTACAGTTACGGTGTAAGCATCGGCCCAATAAGGTCGGACATAATCGGCGTGATAGTGATCCGCACCC